TTCTCCATCTGCTACTACTGTAGCACAGTATGAAACTGAAACATTTAATGGTGCTTATTATGTTGTATGTGTAGAAGACACTACCAATAGTCATTATCAAATATCTGAAGTAATAGTAGTAGATGATGGAACTACTGCTTATATAACAGAGTATGCTATAAACCAGACTGTTACCAATCTTGGTGATTTTGATGCTGCTATTTCTGGAGACTATACTACTTTAACATTTACTCCTATAGCAAGTGCTAACGTACAAGTTAGAGTATTTCAAAATGCTTTAAGACTAGTTGATGAAGCAAATTCTGTTAATCTAATAGATTTAGAAAATGCTACTATTGACACTGGTTTTGGTGCTTATACTGCTACTGAAACTGATGTTAAGAGAGCATTTGATCTTACTCATAGACAACTCCCAATCTTTAAGAGAGACTTTGTTGGAAGTGCAACTACTACAGTTAGTCTAACTGAAGATACTATTAGATTACCTGATCATTACTTTGTTACTGGTGAAGAACTATCTTACAGAT